GCGTAATCTAACTGGAAGATTTGCTCCTGGCGAAATGATCCTTGGTGCTGGAACCACCAGTGGTAGCGTTGCATACATACTAAATACAATCAACTATGATGACGACGATCCATTTGAGCAAAATCAAGAAATTCAAACAGCGTCAAATGAAATTCTCGATTTCTCAGAAAGTAATCCATTTGGTGAGGTATAAAAATGTTAGGTCAATATTTCTATCACGAAATTACTAAAAAAACAGTTGTTGCTTTTGGTACACTATTCAATAATATTGAAATTAGGCATAAGGCAGATGATAATGATGACACACTAAGTATCATCAAAGTTCCAATTGCTTATGGACCAATTCAAAAATTCTTAGCAAGAATTGAGCAGCAACCAAACTTTGAAAGAACTGTTGCAATCACACTACCAAGACTTGCGTTTGAAATTATATCATATCGATATGATCCATCTAGAAAAGCATCACCAATCACCAAATTTTGTGGCGTAGAAAATAATAAGATCAAAAAAGTATTCATGCCTGTTCCATATGATATTGGATTTAGGTTGAGTTTTGCATCAAAATTGCAAGATGATGCACTTCAGATTTTAGAACAAATTTTACCTTTCTTTCAACCATCATTTTCAGTTTCAGTAAAATTAATTGACGAGATTGATGAAGTCAGAGATATTCCATTTACTCTAAACAACATTTCATTTAGAGATGAATATGAAGGATCTTTTGATAAAAGAAGATATATTCAGTATGATTTAGATTTTACTGCAAAAACATACTTCTATAGTGAACTACCAACCGATGAAAGTGGTGGTATCATCAAACGTGTTCAAATTGATTACGCTTCTGCAATCAGAGCACCAAGAGAAGTTAGATATGTTGCAACTCCTGCTGCAACAAAAGATTATAATAACGATAAAACAACTGCACTAACAGCAACACTGGAAACTTCTAAAACATTGATGAAAGTTACAAGTGCTGCATCATTGGAGACTAGAAAATTCATTCAAGTCAACAATGAAGTCATGAGAATTGAAGAAATTGATGGCACGAATGTTATTGTTTCTAGAGGACAATATGGAACATCAATTCAAGAACATTATGCTGGTGATAAGGTCAATCTCATTACAATTGCAGATGATGAATTGATTGATACTGATGACGACTTTGGTTTCAATGAAACTAGAACATTCTTCCAAGACTTCAAACCATTCAGTCCAAGTCAGGGAAGTGATGTATAATCTATGGAAAAACCTTTCGATGCTATTAATAAGGCGCTTGATATAAAAGCGGAGATGGTGGAGACTGTCAAAGAAAACCCACCAGTAGAAACTCCAGACGATCCTCAAAAGGATTATGAATATAGTAGAGCGCAATTATATACTCTTATCGAAAAGGGTCAAGAAGCTGTTAGTGGGATACTTGAATTAGCACAAGACAGTCAACACCCAAGAGCATTTGAAGTTGCTGGACAGTTAATCAAATCGGTTGGCGATGTAACAGATAAGTTACTTGAACTACAAAAGAAAATGAAAGACATTGAGAAACCCCAAAGTAATGGTCCAAAGACTGTCAATAACGCGCTATTTGTTGGATCAACTGCAGATTTACAGAAGATGTTGAAACAAGGATTTCTAAATAATGATAAGTAACCACTACAATGATGAACGAAGATCTTAGGAAATGGTTTGGTAAAGGTGGTGAAGGTGGAGTGGGTGGTGGTGGATGGGATAGATATAATACAAAAGGTGAAAGAATTGGCAAATGTGCTCGTGAACCTGGTGAACCAAAACCAAAATGTCTATCAAAAGAAAAAGCAGCAAAAATGTCCAAAGATGAAATTGCTGCTTCAGTCAAAAGAAAACGTAGAGAAGACCCAGTAGCAGATCGTCCAGGAAAAGGAGGAAAACCAGTTATGTCATCGAACAAAATTGATGAGCAATCAGCACAAGAATATCAAAAGTTTGATCGTAGAGTAACCTCAGCGATGGCTGCAAAGACGCCAGAACTAAAAATCAAACTCCTAAAACTTGCTGGGCAATCGCATCCAGTAAAAACTGCAGAAGAGTTTATGGAAGCTTGCTGGAAAGGATATAAACAAGTTGGAATGAAGAAAAAGGGAAAAAAAATAGTTCCTAACTGTGTTCCAGAAGAAACTGAGATTGATGAAATGATTGCACTTGCTGCACCTATTGTAAGAGGAGTTGCAGCAGTGTCAAGAATTGGACAAGGTGTTGCAAAAGTAGGACAAGCAGTAAAATCTGGTGCTCAATCAGTAAACACTGGAGTGCAAAAAGTAGGATCGAAAATCAAAGATGCTGCTAAAATCGCATCGGAAATTGGTGATGAGAAAGAAAAAAAACCTTTAGGATCAAAAAAAGTAAAGGAACCAGAATGGAAAAAAGGACTAAAAAAGGCAGGTGAAACTGCAAAGTCTGCAGTAAAAACTACAGTGGGGGGTTTTGCTTCAATGTATGAACCAAGAGAAGAATATATTATGGAAAAAAATGTTCCCACTAACCCTTCTCTATGGTCTAAAGCAAAATCACAAGCAAGAGCAAAGTTCGATGTTTACCCATCCGCTTATGCTAATGGATGGGCTGCCAAATGGTACAAATCCAAAGGCGGCGGATGGAAAAAATCTGCAAAGGAGAGTTATGACGGAACAAGAGAACTACTTTCTTTTAGTAATTTTAGGCAGATCTCTAACAATATCTTCAGTAATGCGGAGGAAATTGTAAATGAAGTTGCAGCATGGCAGCGTAAATCAGGAAAAAATAAAGAGGGTGGACTAAACGAAAAGGGTCGTAAATCTTATGAAGCAGAAAATCCAGGATCAGATCTAAAAGCACCATCTAAAAAAGTTGGCAATCCACGTAGAGCATCGTTCTGTGCTCGTATGTCTGGAATGAAAAAGAAACTTACTAGTAAAAAAACTGCTAACGATCCAAATTCACGTATCAATAAATCATTGAGGGCTTGGAACTGCTGATAAATTATGGCAGCTGATATCTATCTTGGCAATCCCAATCTAAAAAAAGCAAATACGCCAATTGAATTTACAGAGGAACAAATTCTTGAGTTCCTTAAATGTAAACAAGATCCAGTATATTTTGCTAGGAATTATATCAAAATTGTTTCTCTTGATCATGGTCTAGTTCCTTTTGAGATGTATCCTTTCCAGGAAAAACTCATTAGAAATTTCCATGCTCATCGTTTTAATATCTGTAAGATGCCTAGACAGACTGGTAAATCTACCACTGCAGTGTCTTATTTGCTTCACTATGCAGTTTTTAATGATAATGTAAATATTGCAATCCTTGCAAACAAAGCATCTACTGCTGGAGATCTACTAAGCAGACTTCAACTTGCTTACGAGAACCTTCCAAAGTGGATGCAACAAGGCATTATTGCCTGGAATAAACGTTCTATGGAGTTAGAAAATGGCTCAAAAATTATTGCTGCTTCTACTTCTGCCTCTGCGGTACGTGGTGGCTCTTACAATATTATATTCTTGGACGAATTTGCGTTCATTCCTAATCATATTGCTGACGAGTTCTTCGCTTCTGTCTATCCTACTATTTCATCTGGTCAATCTACAAAGGTAATTATTGTTTCTACTCCACACGGTATGAACCACTTCTACCGAATGTGGCATGATGCAGAAAGAGAAAAAAATGAATACGTTCCTACAGATGTTCATTGGTCTGAAGTTCCTGGTAGGGATACTAAATGGAAAGAGCAGACAATTGCTAATACTTCTGAACAACAGTTCAAAACAGAATTTGAGTGTGAATTCCTAGGATCTGTTGATACTTTGATTGCACCATCAAAACTTAAAGCAATGGTTTATGATGATCCTGTAAAAAATAATGGAAGTCTATGTATTTACAATGAACCAGATGAAATTAGAGATTATATCATAACTGTTGACGTTGCTCGTGGGGTATCAAAAGATTATTCTGCATTTGTAATATTTGATATTACAACATTCCCATATAAAGTTGTTGCTAAGTATAGGAATAATGAAATCAAACCAATGCTATTTCCATCAGTTATTGAAGAAGTTGCAAGAGCATATAACAACGCTTATATACTTTGTGAAGTTAATGACATTGGGGATCAAGTTGCTTCAATTCTAAATTTTGATCTTGAATATGAAAATATGTTGATGTGTTCAATGCGTGGACGTGCTGGACAAATTGTTGGCACTGGATTTTCTGGAAAGAAAACTCAACTTGGAGTAAAGATGAGTTCGACTACAAAGAAAGTAGGATGTTCAAACCTAAAAACTTTGATTGAAGATGACAAACTCATTATAACAGATTACGATACAATCAGCGAGTTGACGACATTCATTCAAAGAAAACAATCATTTGAAGCTGAAGAAGGATGTAATGACGACTTAGCAATGTGTCTTGTTATCTTTTCTTGGTTAGTTGCACAGGATTACTTTAAAGAAATGACAGATCAAGATGTTCGTAAGCGTATCTATGAGGAACAAAGAAATCAAATTGAACAAGACATGTCACCATTTGGATTTGTAAGTGATGGATTAGATGCACTTGAAGGAGAACTAGATAAGAATGGTGATGTATGGAAAGTTGACGAATATGGGGATAGATCTTACATGTGGGAGTATCATTGATTTTAGAAATGTATAAATAATTTTAGTCTAAAATTAGGGTTACTGCAGGGAGTTTAGAATGGCACTTCAGTTAGCATCTCCAGGTATTCGTGTAAGAGAGGTAGATCTAACCCGTGGCGGCGTAAATGCAACACTAAACGTCGCTGCAGGTATCGCAGCACCTTTTAAAAAAGGTCCTGTAAACGAAATTGTACGCATTACAAATGAAAAAGAATTAGTAGAAGTTTTTGGTGGACCTGGTGCTGGTCTAACTGATTACCACTACGAAAGTTGGTATGCAGCATCAAACTTCCTATCATATGGTGGACAGTTAGATGTGGTTAGAGCAGGTGGTGGAGAATTAAACAATGCAAATGCTGGAGTTGGTATTGCATCAACAACTCTACGTGTTGATAGCTTTGATGATTACGATAACAATCATACTTCTGATAGTTCTTTCTACTGGGCAGCGAAGAATCCAGGAAACTGGGCAGAAAATATTAAAGTATGTGTAATTGATGCTGCTGCAGATCAGAGAATTTCTGGAGTTCTAACAACTGCAGTTGGAGTTGGAGCGACAATTGTTTCTCATGGTCTTCAAGTTGGTTATGCAGTAACTCAAACATTGAGCGGTGTTTCGATCGGTATTGGAACAACAGCAGTAGCAACTGGATACCTAAAGGGTGTTATTGCTGGAGTTGGTGCCAGTTTTGTTGATGTAAAAATTGTAAGTTATGTAAATGGCGGAACAGAAACTAAAGTAGATTATCAGGCGAATTCACTATATCAGTTTACATCTGCAGAAATTGGAATTTCTTCATCAACTCTAGGTGATGTTGGTTTCATGACTGGAACCAAAGCACTAACTGATTGGTATGATCAGCAAAATATTTTAACAAGTGTATCTGATGGTGGAAGTGATCCTGTAACAATTTCTTGGAGGTCTGTTCTTACAAAACCAGGAACAAATTCATACGTTTCGCAAAGAAATGGACGTAATGATGGTCTAAACCTCGTAGTTATTGATGCTGCAGGAGCTGTAACTGGAACTGTAGGGTCAATTTTAGAAAAATTTGGCAATCTTTCAAAAGCAAAAGACGCTGAAGTTTCTCCACAGAAGTTAGTTTACTACAAAGATTATCTTGCTGCAAATTCCGAATACATTTATGCAGGTTTATCCCCAGCAAATTCTGTAGATTCATATTGGGGAACTAGAGCACGTCCATCTGGATTTAGCAGTGGTGTTGTTGCAATTACTGCAACAGCAGGTGCTTGGGGACAAGATGCAAAAGATGTTACATTTGCATCACTAGGTAATGCTGCATATAAATTATCTGGTGGTAAAGATTATCAAGGAATTGGGTATTATGATGCCCCATTAGGTGATCTTCTAAATGCATATGATAAGTTATCTGATCCAGTAAATAGCGACATCAGATTTTTACTTCAAGGTGGTGCTCATAAGTCTAAGGAAGAAGAACAAGCAAAAGCAAATAAATTAATTTCAATTTGCGAAAATCGTAAAGATTGTGTTGCATTTATCTCGCCAAATAGAGATAGCATTGTAAATATTGAAGATACAAGTACACAACTAACAAACGTTTTATCATTCTTTACACCACTCACTTCGTCATCTTACGTTTTATTTGATAGTGGTTATCAATATGTTTATGATCGTTTCAATAAAAGATTTGCATATATTCCTTGCTCAAATGATGTTGCGGGTCTATGTGTAAGAACTGATAGAAATCAGTTCCCATGGTTCTCACCTGCAGGAACAAACAGAGGTTCTCTAAATTTCGCTGTAAAACTTGCATACAATCCAGTACAAGATGCAAGAGATAAATTGTATTCCAATAGAATTAATCCTATCATTGCAACACCAGGTTCTGGAATTATTCTCTTCGGAGATAAAACTGGTTTAACTTTTGAGAGTGCTTTTGACCGTATTAATGTAAGACGCCTATTTATTACAATTGAAAAGGCAATTGAAAATGTGGCTAGAGCACAATTATTTGAACTTAACGATGCTGGAACAAGATCTAACTTTGTAAATGTTGTTGAACCATATTTACGTGATGTTCAAGCGAAACGAGGAGTTAGTGATTTCTTAGTTGTTTGTGATGATACAAATAATACTCCTGATGTGATTGATCGTAATGAATTTATTGCTGAAATCTACGTAAAACCAGCAAGATCGATTAACTTTATCGGTCTAACGTTCATAGCGACGAGAACGGGAGTTTCGTTCTCCGAAATCGTCGGCACCGTTTGATAATAGGAGGACAAAACAATGCCATTACAAAACACAAACATCTTCAATACTCCTAATAATGAAAGAACAATTGACAGTTTCAAGTCAAGACTTGTTCAAGGTGGTGCTAGACCAAATCTTTTCGAAGTAGAAATGAATTTTCCAACAGACGTTGGAATTTTCAATGAGATTGGTGACACTTCATACAGAATGCTTATCAAAGGTGCTCAACTTCCAGCATCAAATATTGCTGAAGTTGTAGTTCCTTTCCGTGGTAGACAACTCAAAGTTGCTGGTGATAGAAGATTTGATCCATGGACAATTACAGTTATCAATGATGGCGACTTTAAACTAAGAGAAGCATTTGAAAAATGGTCCAATTACATCATCAAAGTTTCTGACGGTTCTGGTACAATCAATCCTGCAGATTATTTTGCAGATTGGGTTGTAACTCAACTTGGACGTGCAGAAACTACTCCTGGTCCTGGTTCTCAAAATTCTGCTGGTCTCCCAGTGAAGCGTGTTTATAAGATGTATGGATGTTGGCCAAGTTCAGTTGGTGCTATTGAACTTTCTTACGATAGTGCTGACGTTATCGAAGAGTTTCAGGTAACACTACAAGTCCAGTGGTGGGAAGCATATACAGGTTCAAACGTTGATTCCGTAGTCTGATAAATAGACAAAAGGGATTTTTTATAATAATGGCGAAACTTTTTGGTTTTTCGATTGATGATGAAAAGAAGTCTAAAGGTATAGTCAGTCCAGTTCCTCCAAACAATGAGGACGGGGCTGACTATTATCTTTCTTCTGGTTTTTATGGGCAATATGTAGATATCGAAGGTGTCTTTAAGACAGAATTTGATATTATCAAAAAGTATCGTGATATGGCATTGCATCCAGAATGCGATACTGCAATTGAGCATGTTGTCAATGAAGCGATTGTTTCTGACCTAAATGATAGTCCAATAGAAATTGATCTTGATAATCTTCAAGTAAGTGCTTCGCTAAAAAAAGTAATTAGAAACGAATTCAAATATATCAAAGATTTATTAGAATTTGATAAAAAATCTCATGAAATTTTTCGTAATTGGTATGTTGATGGTAGACTTTATTATCACAAAGTAATTGACTTACAAAAACCAGATGAAGGCATCAAAGAGGTAAGATATATTGATGCTCTAAAGATGAAACTCATGCGAGTTCGTCCTAATGATAAAAAAGCGTTGCCAGCAAGACCTTATAATGAAGATGTAACTACTACTAAAGATGCTGATGTAGTAGAATTTTACACATACTATCCAGAAGGTGTTGCACAAAAATATGGATCAGTTGCAGGTAAGGGGATAAAAATTGCAAAGGATGCAATCTGTCATGTTTCTTCTGGTCTTGTAGATAGAAATAAGCATCTCACACTTTCATATTTACATAAAGCGATCAAAGCACTCAATCAACTTCGTATGATTGAAGATAGTCTTGTAATTTATAGAATGTCTCGTGCGCCAGAACGCCGTATCTTTTACATTGATGTTGGCAATCTTCCAAAAGTAAAGGCAGAACAATATCTTCGTGATGTTATGAGCCGTTATCGTAACAAACTTGTTTACGATGCAAACACTGGTGAGATCAAGGATGATAGGAAGTTTATGTCAATGCTAGAAGATTTCTGGTTGCCTAGACGTGAAGGTGGACGTGGTACAGAAATTTCTACACTTCCTGGTGGACAGAACCTTGGAGAATTGACAGACGTTGAATACTTCCAGAAAAAACTTTATAGATCACTAAATGTTCCAGATAGTAGAATTGGATCTGATAGTGGTTTCAATTTAGGTCGTTCATCAGAAATTCTTCGTGATGAATTGATGTTTAGTAAGTTTGTTGGTCGTTTGAGAAAACGTTTTAGTGCTCTATTCCTAGATCTTCTAAAAACACAACTTATTCTAAAGAATATTGTAACGCCAGAAGATTGGGATCAAATGGCAGAGCACATTCAATTTGATTATCTTTATGATAATCATTTTGCAGAACTAAAAGATACTGAATTGATGAATGAGCGTCTCAATCTTATGGTTGCTATTGAACCTTATATTGGAACATATTACTCTAGAGATTATGTAAAGCGTAAAGTTCTTCGTCAAACTGATGAAGAAATTATGGAAATGGAAGAGGAAATGGAAAGTGAAAATGAAATGGGTATTGGTGTTCCATTAGAAACTCAAAATGCAATTATGCAAGGTCAAATGCAAAATGATCTTGGCATGAGGCAAACTGAACCAGATCTTGATAAAAAGAAAGATGGTGGATCAACAGAAGCACCATCAATAAACATCAAAAAAGCTAAGATATAAATAAATACAGGCATTTTTACAAATTATGGATTCTGCAGAATTAGTTGATATGGTAGTTTCTGATGCTCCGTCATCAGAAGTTTCCGATTACATCAAAAGTCTTTTGTTTGCAAAAACAAGTGAAAAGGTTGATGCTCTAAAACCAGAAGTCGCTGCTGGTTTATTTGGGGCAGAAATTGAGACTGAAAATGAAGATGAAATCGAAACCGAAGAGGAAGAATGAGCGCATCACAACCATTAACTCTTGTAAATGATATTGGAGAACTTACATCCAATAATACAACTTCTAAAAATAGTGAGCCATTTATAATTAGAACAGGTGTTTTATATGTTTGTTGCAGTGATGCTGGAAAAGGTGGGCATATTGGAATTTGTAATACTACTTCAGATCCTGCTGGAATTAGTTCATTTCATGTAAATCCCAGTACTGAATTATTGTATAGGTATGCCCATCCTGCTCAAGCAGTTGTAACTGGTATTCAAACTGGATCAACTACAGTTCTAACTCTAAATCATCCAGATACTAAACTTAGAGTTGGTAACAGAGTTACCTTAATAGGTTCATCTGTTGCTGCATATAATAATGCAATTATTCATAAAGAAATTACAGCAATTTCTACTCCACAGCAATGGAATGATTATAAACAAACAATTACATTGAATGTAAATACAACTGGAATTGTTACTGCATTTACTGGAATTGCAACAGCTGCTAGATCTGTTGTGTTTGTAATGTCACCAGAAACAGGATCAGGAGCAACAATGCATCTTCACGAGGTTCAATTAGGATGAAACTAATTTCCGAAGAGATCGAAGCAGTAGAAGTTATTGCCGAAGAAAAAAACGGCAAGAAAACTCTTTACATTCAGGGTCCATTCCTTCAGGCTGAAGTAGTCAATCGCAACAA